ACTAGAATATGTCCTAACCAGTTCAACCAACGGAAAGCGACATATTGACCACTTTCACCACCTGTAGATACTGAGGTATTTAAATTAACTGCTGGAATACTAACTTGGAGATACATTTTATGAATTAAATCACCACTTCTATCTACTACTGTGCTAATATTTTGCCCAAAGTTAGTTGTGCCGTTAAAAATATTTTTAATTGATTCTACGGCAAAATTAGTGTGTCTACGGTAGACACTCTTAAAAAATGTTATTTGAGGATTACCAGTTAAATACATATCCTGGGAACCATATGCGACAAGTTGTATAAGACCTCCTCCCATTTTTAATATATATTATAAAATAATATTATATTCTTTAAGTTTTATACTTAAAGATTTTATTAAAACATTTTTTATTACTTAACTTAAGTATGTCATTTAAGACTAAAAGTAAGAAAAAACTAGTAGCAGATACTAGAGTTACATTACATGCTAAGCATGAATTAAAAGTGTCTTATTTTAATGAAAAACGAGATAATTTAAAAACTATGGAAAGAGATTTAAAAATTCTAGAAAGTCGTTTAGCGGAATATACGAGTAGTAGAGTTAATGATTTTAATATTGATAAAAAAATGGAACTAGTAGATGAAATTAATAATTTGAAATCATCAATAGCTGATACAAAGTCTAATAGAGAAGAAATTGATTATTTACTAGATACTGGAAACATTTTATTTAATTACGCAGAAAGTAGTAATAAGGTAAAAGAACCTACTAAACCAAAAAATCTTGTTTCTAATGAAGACAATCTTAGAAAAGTAGTTGCCAAAAAAAGTGTTATGGAATATTTTTCAGGAGGTGCTACTAGTAATTCTGCAAGTTCTAATAATTCTAAAAAACTTCAAAATACGACAAAAAATGAAGAGACTTATCAAAAAGAAAAATATAAAAGTAAAGCTAAGATGTATGAAGACTATCTATTACTTACAGATGAAAACTTCGAGAATTTAAACATCGAAAAACATGCAACAATAGATTTCTGTAATATTTGTGGAATTGAAAAAACCCTATATATGAGTGAAGGGAAAATGATTTGTAATAAATGTGGTGATGAATCATTTATTCTTATTGACTCAGATAAGCCTAGTTATAAAGAACCTCCTAGAGAAATAAGTTATTTTGCCTATAAACGCATTAATCATTTTAATGAATGGTTGGCTCAGTTTCAGGCTAAGGAATCAACGGATATTCCACAAGAAGTCTATAATCAAATTATAGCTGAATTAAAGAAAGAAAGAATAGAAGATATGAAAACATTAACGCCACCTAAATTAAGGGAAATTCTTAAGAAACTAAAGAAAAACAAATATTACGAACACGTCCCTCATATTATAAATAGGCTGAATGGAGAACCACCCCCTACTATATCTAGAGAAACAGAGGAAGAATTACGTAGAATGTTTAAGGAAATCCAGGTTCCATTTCATAAATTTTGTCCTAAGAGTAGAAAAAACTTTTTGAGTTATAGTTATGTTCTACATAAATTTGTCCAATTACTAGAGTTAGATGAGTTTACTGACTGTTTTATACTCTTGAAAAGTCGTGAAAAATTACATCAACAAGACCAAATATGGAAAGATATATGTAATTATTTAAAATGGGAATTTATTCCTAGTGTTTAATATTTTATTTTTTTATATTAGAGTAAAATATAATGGATTTTAGTCAAATTATAAATATTCAAAAGAATGAGAATAATAAATGTGTAGTGTTTAGTATTTTCGCAGGACATTTTAAAAAAAGAAGTGATGGAAATTACGATGATTTTATTGAATACATAGATAAGGCGATGAATACTTGTGTAACTACCTCAGAAAAATTGTATAATACTAGGGAAATTGTATTGTTTGTTGATTTGAAGAAAACTTTTATAAAAAATATGGATGCTGGAATGTTTAAGAAGTTTATTCCATTTTTTGAAGACAAATATCCAGATTGTGTCCAGAAAATTGTTATTACAAACATTCCTGGATTTTTCAAAATATGCTATAATATTGTGAAAGTATTTATTCACAAAGAAACTAGGAAAAAAATATATTTTGAGAAAAAAATTAAGAAAGGAGACGAAACTAGCGTTTCTTTCTCTAATAACTTAGAGGATTTAGAACTAGGGGAATAACTACTTTGTTTTTATATAAATTGTTGGAGAAATCATGTCTAATACAGCAAATACAGTAGAAGCTACAATACCTATGTAGAATGCTTCTACTCCAGATACCTTAGATTTTATTATTATTTTAGAAGAGTATGCTACTAATAATGTTAGTATTAAATACTTTACTAAGCGTCTAAGAACTTCACGATGATTAATGCGCATTTATAATATTATTAGAAATTAAATCACTTAAAGCAGTTTTTATATACTTAAATATCCATAATATAATGACCAGCAGAAATACTATCCCAACAGCAGAAGAAGATTATCTCGAAGTAGATGACCGTATTCCAGGACAAAACTACGTTTGTATTTCATTCGTATCACCTGAGGACGTCCTCCAGCAGAAGGAATTCTACTTATTTCATCGTTTCATGACACAGATTTGTGGAGAAGTTGAATTTGCACTTGACCAGAAACTTAAGCCACCAGATGGTGCTACAGAAGAAACTAAGGCAGAATACTCTGGTATAAACACTAAGTTTGTTGAAGCTACAAAAGCTGAACTTAGAAACTTCATTAGAGAGACTTACGAAGGATTCAAAGGAAAATTCGATGATTTCAAATACAAGCACGGTGAAAAATTAGATGAAGAATTTAACCAGAAGTGTGATTTCAAAACTAACGTTCGTGGTGTTAAGGTTCGCGGAGTTTTTGATACATATGGTGAAGCCGAAAGACGCGCAAAAAGGCTCCAGGCTCGCGACCGTAGTTTCCACGTATTTGTGGGACAGATGGGATACTGGTTGCCTTGGGATCCTTGCGCCGATAAGGTAGCAAACGAAGAATACTTAGAAGAAGAATTGAACACTCTAATGAAAGAATACAAGGCCAACGAAGTTCGTAAGGATATGTTCTATGAAGAACAGAAACGCGAGAAACAGCAGGATGCTCTTAAGGAACGTATGGCAGCAGAAGAGTCAAAGAAAAAGGGTGAGACTGAGGTTTCACTAGATAATGCTGAACAGGTTTCCCAGACAGTTGATTCTCTTGAAACAGAAGACCCTTGGATGAAGTCTAAGTTCGTGGAAGCTCCAGCATCTACAGCCGCCGCCGGAGAAGCTGAAAGCGGCGAACCCGCAGTTAAAGAAATCTAAGTATATTTAAATGAAGACTCTAGGAATATCTATTTTTGTATTACTATTGATTTACGTAATTGTAAATTATAAACTACATGACTTCAATAAAAGAGAGACAATTTACTCTGTTGAATATAGACCTATTCCCTATTCAGCATTTGATATGTTAAACGAAACTGACATAGATTCCAAAATAAATAATTTTGATAGTGATATATACGCTAATTTATATGTGCCCGAACAGCCTATATAGACAAGTTTTATATAATAAAATTAATTCTATTAAAAAAATATACGATTTATAATAATGAAAACATTAACAATATTCCTTTTTATACTAGGTATAACCATGCTTACAATAGGTTATATGGATATTTACCTGAAATCACAGAAAGCAGACCGCCAGGTTGAATATAGATTTGTGCCTAGAGATGTATTCACCGAAATATCAAGCAACCAACCTATCTATAATGACCTCTTTGAAGGAGAAGACCCTATTAGAGCTAGGGGAAATTTAACTAGTAATTTAGTTTAATTTCTAGTATTATTTTATATAAATTATGTCTGGTATAAATACTAATAAAAAAATAGAGAGATTAGACCATTTAATAAAAAAAGATGATATCGCACTTGAATCTCTAGGTGAAAAAATAAAAAAATTAGTAAAGCAATTAAAGGGTGCGGATAAGATTAAATATCCTGGTATTTACAAATCAAATCTTAAGAAATATAATGAATTAATGAAGCAATATAAAAAAATAGAAAATAGTAAATTTGAGAAAGAGAAAATAAGACATGAAATATATGAAGTAGTTTTTAACATTACTAATACAACTCCGCTGAAACTAGAAAAACCTAAAAAAAAGTTATCTTCAGGCACTAAAAAAAGGACAGAAAGAGCTATATTAAAAGCAGCAGAGGGATTATTTAGTAAAGGTCTTAATTTAAAAAGTACATATAAAGTTGGGAGTGTTTTTGGAAAACAAAAAGGAAAAGGATTAAAGAAAAGTAATAAGAAAACTAGAATGAAAAAGAAGAATACTCGTAAAAACTAAAATCCCTTCTTTACATTAATTAGTGGACCACGTTTCCTACTACTATTAACAATTTCTTCATTTTCATTTTCTGGGCTAGGTCCATTTCCTCCTGGTCTATAGTTGTTATTATGTGCCATCCAAAAATCGGAGGCGCCTATACGGAAATCTGGGTGAGCTGATGCCTTATACCAGAAAACTTGGTCTTCTAATTTGTTGCTTTTAGCGTTATTATGGATAACTAGGCATTCGTAATTCTCCGTGCACGCGTCCATAACCTGGGCGAAAATATCATAACTAGGAAACATACCTGCGTAGTGTTCATATAATCTCTTTCTATTAGATACAAAGTTTTCTCTAAGAATGAAAACATAATCAATATTAGTTCTTAAATTAGGCGGAACACCTAGGGCATACTGCATAGTAATAATAAATAACATCTTCCAGTGACGCCCATTCATAAAAAGACTACGAATATTTGTATCTCTAATCCAGGAATTATCATAGAGACAATCATCTAATATAAGAAATGCTCTCGGGTCTATTACACTTTTACCATAATTGTTATTATCTGCCTTAATTTTTTGAATTACCATTTTTTGCCTTTTTAATGTATTCGCTACAATCTCAGGTGTGTACTGGTCATGAATAAAAAGACTTGGAACTATATCACCATAGAAAGTATTTGCGGCTTCTGTTCCACTAATAACAGTTCCTATAGGAACATCACGCATATGCCACAATAAATCCTTTACAAGAAAAGATTTACCTGTTTCGCGTTTTCCTATAAATACACAAACTTTATCGGGTGAAATACTTTT